GCAACCTTTGCTTTAGTACCATTCAGAATTTTTTTGATTCGATCAATCTTACTCTGATTAAGATCTTTTCTATTTTCTACAGGGACAAGATGGCACTTACTATCCAAAGCTCCCTGACGACCAATGTGACTATCTTCAATGATGACCGTATCATTAGGTAAAGAACCCAATGCAGTCATGCACTTCCAATACATTGCCGGAAATGGTTTATTACGAACAACGTCTTCGTTGGAGACATACATGTCCACAAACTCAAGCAATCCCAAACGAAGAAGAATAATCTTAACAGTATTACGAATACTATTTGAAGCAACGGCAATCTTGTAACCACAGTCCACCAACTGCTGGAAGTACCCCATCAATTCATAGTCTTTAGCAACACACTCATTAAAAATCTTGAGAGTTGCTTCTTGCTTATCTCTCCAGATTTTATCATACTGATCTACTGGAAGACCTTTGTTCTTGGTAAGAAGTTCTAGTTTTGCCTTGGTTGGCAAACCATCATAGATGCTTACATGATCTTCTCTACTGATTGCATATTCTGGTCCTAATGCTTGGTTCAGTGCTTCATAGTGATAATCTTTACTGTCGATAAGGACACCATCCAAATCAAAGATAACAAGTTTTGTCATGAGTGATATTTGCTATTATTTTTTGCAAGATGTACAATCTTTGGTTCAAGTTGATCTTTTACACGATCATCAAAAGATTCTGGATAGGCATAATCAGAGGGGAGTGTTCTAACCTTATCTTTGTTCTCGATGAATATTTTATTCAAATGACTTTCATCATGCCAAAGTGCAATGATGTCATCATTTAGATCAAGTTGTGTTCTACTATCTAGTTCCTCCATGATAGCAAATATTTCAGGAACCTTCCCTCCCCACAGACAACCTTGCCAATAAGTACTCAGATCATCATCATCACCAACTCTTGCTCTAGAGTTAGTTCTGTCAAACGATCCATACGGTTGATTATGTGGAGGCCATTTCAAATAATGGCAAGGGTGATGAACCCCAAGATAATCTTTGCTTTCATCAAAGAACTCATCATACTCCACTCTTTGATTTACAATCGTATCTGCATCCATGAATACAAACCAATCATAGTTTTCAATAACATCTCTATGCTTTAGAATAATGTTAAATCTTTCGAGAGTAATGTAAGGCCATACTTTGTGTTCTGTTTCTCTGAGAATAATGTGTTCTGGAGTATCTGATAGTTCACCATCAGTAAGAACCAGAATATCTTTGGGATACCCTGGACAAAAGTTCTCCATTACTTTCTCATAGTATTGAGGCAGAAACTCTAGATAAGTTCCTGTGCCAACAAAACATACTAATATCTTTTTCATAAAAACTTCGTTGTTGGATTGATGCTAAGAAGTTGTGCTTTGATTTCCTCAGAGTAAACTCCAGCACGAATTATAACTTTTGGTTCAGTGTAATTATACAACACTTTTGGGTCTTTTACAATAAGATCCGTCCCGTACAGTCTCTTGTCCTGCTTATCAACATCGTTGTCTAAAATATTGACAATGTTTTTGGATAGACCCATCGATAGCAAATATTGAGACCAGACATGTCCACCAAATAAGAATACATTATCTAGAGAGTGCATTGATTGATTAATTGATTCAATGTCTTTCAAAATCTTATCAATATAGTTGACAAACAATTCTTTGTGTGATGAAAAATACTCTTCAAACTCTGGAGTGTAATCAACCTTAGTTGCTTTAATGAAGATAGAGTGGTTGTTCTCTACTATCTCATCAACAACAAATTGTTTTCTTGCTAATATACACTTAAGGAAGTCAATATCAATAAAGTAACTATGCTCAAAGGTCAACATATTCATATATCCCATCTCAAGAGCATATCTCATATTGGGGATAGAGATATATTGTGTTCCTCCCAGTACTGTTAGATCTGATATCTTTTCAATAAACTCTAGAGGATTGTATGTGTGCTCCAATACATGAGAGTGGATAATAGTATCAAACTTTTCATCACCAAAATCATATCTTTCAAGGAATCCTCTATGTACTCTAAGTCTTTTATCTCTTACCTTTACTTCGGAGCAAGGTTCCAAAATATTCCAGGTAAAATACTTGGTCTCTGTCAGAAAATTATTGAATAGATTACCTGTTGCGCCACCAATCTCCAATACATTTTTATAGTTCCCTCGTTTGATAAACTCAGAAAAGTTTTTATGATGTTCTCTCCAGGTCTTACCGATGTTGCCTGAGTTATGACCTACAGAATATAAAAAATCAAGAGGGATAAGTTGATTTAACTGAATGATACCAGATGACTCAGACACACTCCATGACATATCACACAACACATCCTCCAATTCTGAGTCAACACACCCACAGAATACAGGGAAGTCTTTGAATGTATAGACCTCTGTCAAGTCATCGGTGTCAGCAAGAACACACCTATCTCTTTTAATTGTCTTCATCATGCTCTGAGAATATTAATCCTGATGGGGTGAGGTTGAACAAAATTCATTCCATAATGTAAACCAAAAGATGCCTTCTTCAATCGTTCTGATGATGGGTGAGGAACCCTCTTCAATATATCCAGGGTCTGAATCTCATCGTACAAGTTTTTGAACCAGTCAAAATACTTTTTAGAGAAGATATACATCCCATCAGGAAATGAATCATGAATGTTTTGGAGATGCATCTTCTCAGGATCGAGTGTAGATATATCGATGACAGAGGAGAAGTTATCTATGGTGATATCATATCTACTTAGCACGAAAAAATCATAATCATCTTTATTGACCAGACTCAATACATCCTGTTGTGATTTAAAGAAGGATAGGATGCAACTATACTTGTGCCTATCCCAGACACCTACATTTACATACCTGTTAGTATACCTTTGATCCAACCATGCCTCTACAGTCTTCTCAAATCTAAAATTCCTTGGAGGTTCAAAGGAATACTTCTTTGGTTTATAAATCTCCTTGATGATTTGATCAGAGTTATCTAATACAGGAGATTGAACAGATAGTGAGGTAAATGAATCTAACCTATGAGCGTTTAAATTAAACGCAGTGATCTCATACTCAGCACCCTTTTCAAACCAGGCTTGACAATAGACATCAGTGTCATACCTATCAATGATGTTCTCTTTAAAGAAATGGTAAGGACGAGGGTCATCCAGATACTTTGGTTGACCACATAATAATAGAGCTACCTTCACTTAATCAACCTCGCCACTCTCTTAACTTCAGATTCAATATCTGTATTGGGTTCCCATGCAAGGATTCTCTTTGCCTTCTCATACGATCCCTTGGTATATTTCTCTGTCTCTTCTACAACAATATTTTTATCAAATGGGTATTGACCTTCAAAGAGATCTGGGTATGTATCCCATAGTTGATTACTCTTTCTGTACTTGATACCAAGATGTTCTAGTCCCAGTTCTTCAGCCACCCACTTTGCAATCTGATTGACACTTGTAGTCACACCAGTACAAACATTAAAGGTGTCATTGGGTTTCTTATCCAAACAAAGTTCAATCATTGCTAGAACATCATCAATGCAGATAAAGTCTCTAACTTGCTCACCATCGCCACACAATACTGGAGGTAAACCCTTCATCAGTTCTCTATGAACATAGCTGATAAGAGGAGGATTGAGTCTCTCCTTATCACCATCTGGACCAAAGATATTAAAGAACCTTAAAGTCGTGACGTTACATCCATAGTTTTTTCTGTAAGACGCAATTAACTCCTCACACATTTTCTTGGACAATGAGTAGTACAACCTTGGGTTGATATCAAGATCCTCTGTTAATACATCTTCTTTATTCTGTTCATATACTGCTGCCGTGCTAGCAAAGATTACATGAGGTATACCTTTTCTTCTAGAGAAGTCCAAGACATTAGATGTGCCAAGGACATTAGAACTCAAAGTATCAACAGGATTGCATTCACAATCAGGAAGAGTTGTAACACCAGCAAGATGGATGATAGCATCATAGTCGCCAGAGAAGATATTAAAGAAGTCTGGGGATGCTACACTCACATTGTAAAAAGGACATTCAAGATCTTCAATTTTATTGAAGTGTCCATTTCTTAAATTGTCTACAAGAACCAAATCATGTTTATCTTTAAGTCTCCAAGATAAACTTGAACCAATTTGTCCAGCAGCACCCGTTATAATAATTTTCATGTAAGTTTTTCTACATAGTCGGTACAAATTCCATAACAATTAGTAGCCTTTAAGTGGTCCCAATTTGGATTATTCCATTCAGGCATAACAATCACAGTATTGCTTGAATAAGTTTTACCTGGATATGCCCAGATAATATTCTTACTGGTCAAAGTATAATCATCTTCCTGGTGCCAGAAGTAATTATATCCACCCGTCTTAGTAGAAAACTCATGAAGGGTTGCAATGTCTTTACAATGAATCCAAAGATAATCTTGCTTTCCTGCTAACCAATACCAGCTGATCATATATTGAGGTTCATCATGCCCTAACCAAAGGGCATCAGTTTTTGGATCATAACGAATATCAATTTCAACATCATATCCTTGTTCGATACATTCCAAGATTTTATCTGGTTTATTTTCAGTATCAGGATCAGATCCGTTTAGATTACCTCTGTGTGCGATTAATTTCATTTTCAATCCACGAATAAGTTTTACGAATACCTTCTTCAAGAGTTTGAGAATAATCCCAACCAAGTTTCTCACGAATGAGGTCGTTGTTAGAGTTGCGACCACGCACACCAAGAGGACCATCAATGTGAATCTTTTGAACACACTTACTAGCAACCTTGGCAGCAGTATCTACAAGTTGATTGATAGTAACCATCTCTTCAGATCCAATATTCACGGGACCCATGAAGTCACTGTCCATCAACCGTCGAGTTGCTTCAATGCATTCATCAATGTACAGGAAGGAACGAGTTTGTAATCCATCTCCCCACACCTCGATTGCTCCACCCTCCTCCGGGAGGTAAGCGACTTTACGGCAGATTGCAGCTGGTGCCTTCTCTCTTCCACCGTCCCAGGTTCCTTCAGGACCAAAAATGTTGTGGTAACGAGCAATCCGAACAGGAATACCGTGGTTACGATTGTAGGCAAGGTAGAGACGTTCACTGAAAAGTTTCTCCCATCCATACTCAGAGTCGGGATTTGCTGGATATGCAGATTCTTCACGGCAGTCAGGGTTGTCAGGATCAAGTTGATTGTGTTCTGGGTACATACATGCTGATCCAGAATAGAAAATCTTTGTCTTATTCAGTTCTGTAATTTCATTCCATTTACGTTGCTCTTCAAGAACGTTTAGATTGATGGACACAGAATTGTGCATGATATCTGCATCGTTCTCTCCGGTGAAAACGAAACCTGCACCACCCATGTCAGCAGCAAACTGATAGATTTCATCAAAGGGTTCCAGAAATTTATCTACGATACTGACATAAAAGTTACCAGTCTCTCCAGCATATCGAATACAACGTGCAACAAACTTTGTGTCTCTCAAATCACCAACAACAAACTCATTTGCATGAGATGCACAATACTCAGGTTGTTTAAGATCTACTCCACGAACCCAATATCCTTCTTGTCGAAGTCGTTTAACCATATGACTTCCGATAAATCCACCAGCACCAAGAACAAGTGCTGTCTTTTTGTATTCGGACATTAAAACTAAAGATTCACATAGTATCTATTATAATAAAAAAGCAGAGTTTATGCAACCCTGCTTCATACGGTCTTTCATGCACGCCACTTGCTCTTTAACCTGAAGCAAGAAACAGAGCGGGAGAGAGATCCCATCCGCACCAACGGCATTTGAGAGATGCCGTAAACTCAAAGGAGGTCAATGACTCCACCAGTGCTGTTATAGTCCATCCGTGACTTCGGGATTGAAGGGGAACCTTCACCGACCAGGGCTAGTTTTGAGACGATACCGAGTCTTTTACATAACAGGGAACCATATCGGGGTCAAGCCACTTTGTATATTCAAAGTCTTCCATAGCAGTCAACAACTGCATTTCATTATCACAAAGATAAATGTCTTTGTAACGACCCGTGTATGAATCTACTTTTTGAATTCGACAATCTGGCATACCATTGATTTCCAGTTTGCCGACTTGAATATAACGATAGGGAAACCGCTCAAGGAGAACGGTTGGTTTTTTAGTAACTTTCATCAGGCAACTTCAACGGTTTCGAGATCTGCAAACAGATTTTCCATTAGCATTTCATAATCATCCAGTGGTTCACCAGAGAATACTACACCATTGTTTTCATAATATCGACGGACTTTTTTGTAAAGTTTCGGATTCTTTACATCAAGGAAAAAATCACCATTAGATGCACCACGAAGGATGCTGATATCTTTGCTCTTGAATTTTTCAGTCAGTGCCATTGTTGTGTTTGGTTTACCTGGTTATTATAAGGTGTTGTGACTATGTAGTCAAGTGTGCCAGTTTTGATACTGGCAATCGGGGATGCAAGAATCGAACTTGCGTTTCTGCTTCCCAAAAGCAGCGTGATACCATTTTACTAATCCCCGATAACGATGGACTTATCCGAATGCTTGCTATGGGGCATCTATCCAACCCAACATTCTGACAGTTTCACATCGGAGTAAGACGCAGGTCCTCCGCGAATATCCAAAGGGGGCTGATTCCTAACTACAGGGTTTCGGTATATCCGAACCGCTAGGCACCTTTGGTCGGAACGTCTCAAGTCCTCGTTGAAATAATTATACTACTTCTTATGCCGCTTGTCAAATGGTTCCCAGTGCTCCCAACCATAATGATGCACTGCCCACATTCCCAAAATGGGAACAAATACAAGAAGAAATCCCATCACTCCAAGACACCAAGGAGTCTGCATAACAGATCTAACGAACAGTTGAACGTGGTTCATCGAAGTATGCTGGTAAAGGACAACCTTTAAAGTTTTCTATCTCTTTGATAGATAAAACAAACATAGTCGCAAATCCAAGACAAAAGGCAAAGAGCATCTGAGGAAAGTTATAATTCCCCATATAAGCAGTAGGATCGGGTTCATCATCGTGAGGATGAAGATGCTTTGCTACTTCTTTTATTCTTTTTTGTTTCTCCTTTTCTTTGTCATCCATTTTAACCTCGATATCTACCTGGCCAAGTGAGTTGCATTGCAGAAATTAGCAATGAAATGAAAGCAAATACAAACAATAAACTCATGCTGGAAAATCCCAATCAGTAATACGGTCTACTTTATATTGTGGTCCCCATCCACCAGTGTAGATGTAAGGGACAGTGCGAATTGAACACTTATCACCAGTACACAGAAGATCATCTACAATCCTCCAAGATTCCAATACTTCTTCGGAGTGGACAAAGTGTGATTGATCATCTTCGATTGCATCATATAGAAGTTTCTCATAACCATCTACACCTAACCAGTCAGGATAACGATGAGTCAGTGTAGCTGGTTCAACAGAATCACCAAGTCCAGGAGACTTAACATCAATGCGAATATCAAGATGAGCATGTGGTTGAAGTCTGATTACAATTCGATCATTCATCTCACCCTCAAATAGACTGAGTGGTGGTGCTTTTAGTTTGATGACAACTTCTACACATCCATAAGGCATTTTCTTGCCTGTCATGAAGTGAAAAGGAACTCCCTTCCAACGCCAGTTATCAATATAAAGATCACCAGCAACGAAGGTAGGAGTGTGACTGCGAGGATCAACACCCTCTTCAGAACGATAAGTGTCATATTGTCCACAGATTAATTTTGTACCTAAACGAGTTGCAGATAAAACTTTAACCTTTTCTCTGCGAATTTCTTTAGCATCCATTCTACAAGGTGCTTCCATCGCAATCAATGCCAGAACCTGTAGCATATGGTTCTGTAGCATATCTCTTACAACACCTGCACCTTCATAGTATTGTGACCGACCTTCACAACCGATAGTTTCAGTTGCAAAGATTTGAACTTCCTCTATATACTCCCGATTCCAAAGTGGTTCAAGAAGAATATTCCCAAAGCGGGTAGCAAGAATATTATTGACAGTATCTTTACCAAGATAATGGTCAATGCGATAAACCTGTTTCTCGCGTAGATGTCTGCCCACCACTGACTGTAAATGATTAGCAGATTTAAGATCGTACCCAAAGGGTTTCTCAATAACAACACGGGACGTTTCTGGATCGTCGAGGAATCCTGTTCCTTTGAGACTGGTGATGGCATTTTCGTACCTCTCTGGTGGGACAGATAAAAAATAAGTTGTATCATCTGTTTCTGGAAGATGATAGAAACTTTCCGGATCATCTAAATCACAAGAAACATAATCGAGAAGATCAATAAAATCTTGAGGATATTCACCTAAAGATTTTACCCAAGTATCTCTACCAGGATCTCTCCTAGCTGCACCTGTAATTACAAAAGAACTTGGGAGAAGTTTTTTCTCCCAAAGTTTATGTAATGCAGGGATTAATTTCTTTTTGCATAGATCTCCAGTTGCACCGAAGATTACTATACCTTTAGTGAGCGGTTCCGTTTCCATTGTACTTGTCTGTTTCGTAGTAGTTATTTTCACCTTTTCGTACCCCGAAATATATCGTGGATAGTACAAAGGGCGCAGCTGCCCATAGTAAGACATCAGCAAAAGTCATCTAAAAAATACCTTAAAACCCATTGATGCTCTCCCATTTTCTATTTCTTTAATACTAGTTAGGTACTCTGCATATAGTTTGAAGTCTTGTCCAAATTCTACACCTATTGACCCCAATGGTCCTTCAAACCTATCGTTACTATCAACATAAGGATTGTTAACGCTGATCCCAGAGTAAAAAGTAGTGCTACCCATTGGTGCGAGAAGTTTAATTCCAACATGATTGATTCCTGGATGATCGTTACATTGCACAGGTGATGAGAGATGTTCAGCAAACAACCTAACATTTGTATGGATATCATATTCAAGACCAAAAGAACCCATTGGTTCCTCAAAGTCTATTTGTGCATTATTGTCCCAAGGATCAGCATTAAGTGAAATATAAGTTCCAACTGATTCGGGAGTCACTTCACCAACAACTACTGTTGCCAAAGCAGCAAGCACACTATTCATTCCAATACAGATACTCATTTTGGGGGATTACCTCCGTATGCGATGGGATATAACTCATCAAGTATAGAAGACAATTCTTCGTACCGTGACTTATCCCACATTTCTTTTAATAGTCCTTTCTGCTCTTTCCTCACGATAGAGAAAACTTCTTGCCATTGTCTCTGTGTCATCTTACGTCGTGCCCTCCAAACATTGCTCGCATTCCATTTAGAACCTTGGCTGCGAAAGCACCCAAACGGCGTGACTCAAAACGTGACCACAACGCACTGCTGATAACAGGAGCGGGTACGCCAAGATCCACAGCAGCGTGAACCGTCCAACGACCCTCACCACTGTCTGATACTCCACCATCGAATTTGCTAAGCTCTCTATCGTGCCGTAGAACATCAGCGGTAAGATCAAGCAACCAAGACCCAACCACACTACCACGACGCCATAACTCAGCCACTTCAGCACAGTCAATATCATACTGATAGTCCTCTGGATTATCCATTGGAGCAACCTCAGCATCTCCCTCTTTAACGTACTGTGACCCAGCATTAGCTTCATGCAGGATATTAAATCCTTCTGCGTATGCTTGCATGATTCCATATTCTACACCATTATGAACCATCTTTACAAAGTGACCTGCTCCCGGTGGTCCGCAATGCAACCATCCGTGCTCTGCAGATGTTTCACGACTCAAAGGATCAGTGCGATGGGCAGATCCAATACCTGGTGCGAGTGCCCTGAAGATAGGAGAGCAGATGGATACTGCAGTATTTGAACCACCAACCATAAGACAGTATCCACGCTCCAAACCGTAAACACCACCACTAGTACCACAGTCAAGATATTGGATGCCCAGTTTAGACAACCTTTCTGCCCTGCGTCTAGAGTCTTTAAAATTGGAATTGCCATGATCAATAATAATATCACCTTCCACACAAAATTGTAATAACTCATTAAGTGTGTCCTCTACTGTTTCTGCTGGTACGACCATCATAAAAATACCAGGTACTTTACCTGCTGATGATCCATTATGAACTACTTGAACAAGGCTTTCCAGATTAGTGGCAACTCCACTAACATAACCTGCTTCATACGCTTCTTGAGCTTTTGCATAGTTCCTCCTGTAACCCCAAACTTCGATGCCTGCTTTCATCATGCGGCGAGACATACCCTCACCCATACGACCAAGACCTATTAATCCTACTTTCATTTGATAAGTTCCATTGCTTTATGTAGTTCTCTAGAATGCTTTAGTTCATCATTTAAGATCTCAAGGATCCTGTCATCATGACCGTTAAGTGCCAAATACTTTCCATATGTTTCTGCTGCGTGAATTTCTATTTCGTATGACAAATGGTATGCAGACTTAGGAGCCAACCAGTAATAAGCCACATTGATCCAATAATAGGCAAGTACGAGGTGTCTGGCAAAAAAGCGATCCACCCAATAAGCACTACCACCCCTGCTTTCCATATACTCCAGGTGTTCGGTTTCATTAAGAGTTTGAGCAAAATGTTCCTCCATTAGATAAATGTGTTCTGGTCCACGTAATCCTAATGATTCTCTTAGATGTAGGACACTTAAAAATGCAAAGTAAGGTGCACGAGCAATTTCCTCAAGCACCCAAAACCTTTGATAATCTCTACCACGATAAAGATAATCAATGATTGAAATTGTAATAGAGAGTGTAAAAGAATTAATTGTCTTCATTATCATCCTCATATAAAGGACAAGGTTCTTCAAATAAATGTTCCATTCTAAGTTGTTTGATGCGTTCTCGAAGTCCTTTGTAGAACTCTCTCTTTTCGTCTTGGTTCATTTACTTTTTTAATAGATCTTCGACTTGTTTACGGACGTTGATCATTTTATTCTTTTCACGTTCAGTATGTTTGTATCCATACTTACCATGAAAAATCGCATGTCCTTGGCAGAACATAGTCACAGCAAAAAGTAATGCTAGTACAACTCCGATCCAATCTATAATGTGATTTTGAGCCATGGTAGTAATGGAGGAACTACTCCAATAAGTCGAAGCAGACCCTCAGCAAAAAGTGCAAGAACAACCCACCCAACACACATTGAAATAATTGAAGCATTACGATTGTGTCTGCGTATTGCAGCATCTATCATCTCCTGACACTCTTCTTTAGTGACATAATCTACTGGTTTAATTTCATCCATTTTGTGACTCGTCGTTCATCATTCGGTCCATAGGATCCGGTGATCCACTCACAATTGCACATGCTCTTTTATAAAAGAAATTGTCTGTATTTCCTGATGCCTCGAAGGTCTCTTTGACTTTCACCCAATTATTATAGGTGTGTTCGTCCATGTGTTTTAATTTGAAATACTTACTAGCTATTATAGTAAGCACTTTCAAAGTGTCAATTTTGTTTTGATTTCCTAAAAGTGCTTAAGAAATTATAAAATTTTTTAAACGGAAGGAACAGGAATCGAACCTGCGAAGCTTTTAAACCCAGCCGCTTTCAAGGCGGTGTCCTCGACCAACCGGACTCCTTCCAAAATTATCGAACCTCAAAGTTCAATTTACGAACCTTGCGTTGTCGTCTTTGTTCTTGCCACTCAATATCTTGTTGAGTCAGAACACCCCTTTTGTCTTTGGGTTGATTGAAGTTTAACATAACAACTTGTGATAAGTCAACTCCAGATATTCTATCCCCACGAATAGTTGCCATGTTAGGGCATCCACAAGAAACCGTTTTACTTGGGTGCCCTTCCAATTCCTTTCCACAGGAACGACACCTTACCTTTATTCTATCCATTGTATTGTTCTGAACTTCTTCAGTTTTCAGTTATTTATCTTTTTTATTCCTAGATTCCAACATATACTCTACAGTATTAGCAACATCTTCCATTGCATCACGTAGATAAATTCTTTGACCAGAGTGTTGTTCTAGTTTTGTAATTCCATTTTTGAACTCTTCAGATAGAGTCCAACGCCACTGCTGCATACTCTTTGAATACCAGAGATTAATTTTCATTAGGTAATCGAGATTCCAATGTATCTATTCTACCTTGTAATCTGGCAATTTCACGGGTTAACTGCATATGCTCATTTTCCATGTCTTCTAGACGATACTGAAGACGTTCTACAAGATCATAGAGACTTTTACACTCAGAAATATTCTGTTCACCTCTATCAGATTCATCATAGAACCATTCTAACATCTTCTGTACTTTCTTTTTCATAAAAAAAGGGGAACAATAGTTCCCCATTATACGGTTTCTAGTTAATAGTGTCAACGGCAGCAAGTGCTTTCTGCCGAAGAGACTCTGGGAGAGGTACATAACCCAGAGAATCTGAAAGACCTTGCGACTTCTCACTCAGCATATAACGAAGAGTTTCCTTAACACCAGGAGCAGATTCTGGATAGGCAAGGATCCAAGTCAATGAAACAATCGGGTAAGCATTATCACCAGCAGGGTTAGGGTCAGCCCCACGAAGCTGATCATCAAGTACAATCTTACTAAGTCCTGCAGCAGAGGTCTCAGCATTTGCTTTGACGAAGTTTCCTGCTTTGTTTTGAAGAGCAACCTGTTGGAACTTTCCACCATTTACATAACCATAATTTAGATATCCAATAGAACCAGGTTGGTTTTGAATAGTTCCAGCAACACCAGAGTTACCTTTACCACCAACACCAACTGGCCAAGAAACTGCCTTACCAGTGCCGACATTCTTCTTCCACTCAGAAGAGAATGCTGATAAGGAATTAGTAAAACCTTTGGTAGTACCACTACCATCTGAGCGATGCACAGTTGTAATCTGCTTGTCAGCACAACCAAACTCAGACCAGTTAGTAATCTTACCAAGAAAGACATCAGCAAGTTGAGTCTGAGTCATCTTGGCATCACAACCAGGATAGTTGTAAGCAGGGACGATAGCACCACCAGTCATTGGGATGTGAACCATAGGCAGTTTCTGCTTAGCATCACTCACGGCACCATCAGAAGCACCGAAGTCAACAGTCTTAGCAGTGTACTGACGGACACCAGCACCACTACCAACTGCTTGATAGTTTACTTGATTACCAGTTTCTTTGGCAAAAGATGCGAACCATGCATTATAAAGTGGAGCAGGGAAAGTAGCACCTGCACCATTCAATTTGAAAGATGTTTTCTCTGCGCTACCGCAGGCAACCATCAGAGGAGTGGCAGCAACAACTGCTGCGAGTGCTTTGAGTTTCATTATCAGTTATCAGAACTTGTACTTGGTGCCGAGTTCAACTTTCCAATCACGAGTTTCATCCTCTTGGAAGAGATTCTCATACTTAGCATAGGCAGACAGACTGTCAGTGATTTTCAGTTTGCTACCAACTTCAAGTGCATAGAAGGTTTCTCCTTCACCAGCATCAGGAACAGAGTGACCAATGCCACCCTCAACATAGGGAGATGCTTTACCCATTTTCCATTCATATCCGACGCGACCTTGGTGAACTTGCTTAGAGAAGTCCTCATCAGTTCCTTTAAACTCGTGCTTGGACTCTACGTATGGACCTGCCATTGCGGGGGCGGTAACCGCCAAACCGAGCAGGGCAACTGCGAATGCTTTCATTTGTTTGTGTGTGTAAATTGCTTTGTTTACCTGAATATTATAACAGGATGAAGGTATCCTGTCTTTAAGAAAAGGTAAACCGCAGTATATAGAGTAGGTTAATTTAATTTTAACCACAAAAAAACCTCCCCTTAGGGAGGTCGTTAGGATATCCTTATTAACTAGTGGTTTAGAATCAGAAGTTATACTTCAGTCCGATTTTACCACCGACACCCAGATCGTCAGAATCGTCTGCAGTCAGGAAAGAGAGTTCACCATAGACTCCGATAGCATCGGAAACAGGAATACCAACACCTGCTTTACCGGAGAACTGAGTCTCGGTATCGGCACCATCAACAGCAACTACTGCTGGACCCGCCTGAACATAGTAGGAAGCAGCACCGACTTCTCCCTCGTAACCTACGTGGATGTCTGTCGTTGCTCCGGTATAGTTGTCTCCGGTCCAACCAGCATTGGTTTCCACGTTGACGTAGGGACCTGCAAGGGCAGCACCAGCGGACATAGACAGAGCAGCAGTTGCTGCGAATACAGATTTGATCATTTGTTTAAACCTCGTTTTTACTTGCGGAATGATTACCCGCAGATGAAAAGGGAATCGACAACTCCCCGTTTGTTACTTTTTGTAATATTACAAAAGGTAAAGTATTTATACTTAGTATAAATTCTGGTTTTACGGTTAACCAGAAAGCGAAATACCGGATTCGAACCGGTGACATCCAACTTGGAAGGATGGCGTTCTACCACTGAACTAATTTCGCAAGTGGTGGGAGATTGCTCTCCCAACGCACTCCTCCACACGGACAGGAGTATCATACAACAATCATTTTAGATTGTCAAGCCACTCACAGGACTCGAACCTGCGACTTGAGCTTTACAAAAGCCCTACTCTACCAACTGAGTTAGAGTGGCGGGTTGTGTATTTCTCTATGGCAGTTAGCACAAACAAGAATACACTTTTCTGCTTCTGCTCGTTGTTTAGCAAGAGAAGCAGTAGAACCTATTATACCACCTTCCTTTGCAGTTGGGTCAGTATGATGAAATTCTAATGCGGCAAGACATTTATCATAACCACACCGAGAGCAACAGTTTCCTGCTTCCTCTTTTAGAATCGCTACATTTTTCCTTCTGGTAGCAGAAACACGGTCTCCCATTTTCTTAGCCCATTCAGGATTCTTCGCTTTTCTTTCAGCGTAAGTTCTGGTTTCTATCTTAGCCATTATTATCGGTATAACTTTTTTTATTTATACCGATAACTCCCGTTGCTGGGCTCGAACCAGCGACATTCGGATTAACAGTCCAACGCAACTACCAACTGTGCTAAACGGGATTATAGGGGTTTAACACCCTGTTCCTTACAGAGTTTGAAGTAGAGTTTATAATACCTCTGCTTCATCTCATCAAGGATTTTATTGTCCTCTTCAAAACCCAACTTCTTGGTATGGGCATAACACCCTTCAAGTTCTCCAATGAGTATTAAAACTTTTATTGGATTGATTGAGTCCATAATGAAAGAAGGACAACAGGCACGGAGGGACTCGAACCCCCAATCGACGCTTTAGAAGAGCGGGGCATTATCCATTATGCTACGTGCCCTTGTTGACCCTCATATTATAAGGGATCAAACTGTATCCGTCAACCCTCTTCTGCTGCTTCTTCGGTGACTTCTGGTTCTGGCAGTGTGACTCCGACTGCTTCCAGATACTCAATGGCACCTTGTGTTTTCAGAAGAACTTCTCTAGTTCTTGCTGTTTGACCCTGAATATTTTCTAACTGGGATGTAAGATTATTTCTCTGCTCAATCAATTGCGAAAGATGTTCTTGTTGTTCGTTCATCGTATTTTTCAATACTTATCGATTTATTTATAAATTTTTATAAGATAAATAATTTTAAATTGCTGATAGCAAATAATGAAAAAAGCTCTGATTGCTTTTGGTATGCTTTTGATGACAACACCTGTTTATGCCGATATTACTCATAAACTATCCTCTAGTGTTCAACTGACTGTCGATAGTCCTGTTGTTCAAACTAACAGAATCGGTTCTACATATTCTGTAAGTGGTAACAACATCACCCCATCAACTGTAGGTGGACTTGGTTCTCTTACTGCAGGAAGTGCAGTTGGATATACCCCAACCGCATATGGTCTCACCACCGATGGTAGTGCATATACTTTTACAGAATCTTTCATTGAAGGTGATGTAACCACAACGGCACAAACCACTCTGAGCACTGGTCAGTTTGCTG